TGTACTTAATTCTGTTCTATTAGATAAAAGTTCTTTATAAGAATTTCTCAAAACATTTTTTTCTTTTTCTGATTGTTGTCCCCATATAATTTCATATTCAACATCAGTTTTTCCAAGATTTCTTGCAACAGTATCGAATATTTTATCTTTAAGTATAAATCCTATTTGTTCTTGATATGAACTTATATTCATATCAAATCCTTCATCTTGAACTTCTGATGAACCACTAAATACTCTATCAGAGCCTAAAATAACTTCTGGAACTTGAAATATATAAGATAACATCTTCATATCTAAATCAAAAACTTCTTTAAACTTTGTTCCAATATCTCCAAAGTCAATAACTTTCATATTAATATCTGGACCAGTTGCAAATTCAGTACATTCATTCATAAATTGTAATTTCTTTCCTATATCATCTATGTCTGATTGTTCTGGATAAAGTTCTTTTTCTATATCACCTATCTTTACATGTAAAGGACTATTAGCTTTTCTTTTCATTAATTTATGTATAGAAGTATTAGCTGATAAAAAACTATCTATAGTTGGTAATGCTGGATATACCATTCCCATACCATATTGAGACCTACCAACTTTATTATTATCAAATTGAACAACTCTTTCTTTATTTAAAAATTTTGTATTCTCCTTAGTTATGTTATTTAAATTATTACCTAAGTATTGATTGTATCCTGTTATTATTCCATGTTTATCTTTTTTAATAAACATAGTATTAGAACAAATATTTACTATAACAGGAGTTTCATTTAAATTATTTAATCCACTAACTTCCATATATGAAGTTCCTTTTAATAATCCTTCTCTTATCCATGGTTTTACATGAGATTTTAATTTAGATACTTTTATCCAATCCTCCATTTCATTCACTAATTCTAAGTCATTACTAGAAATATTCATTCCAGGACCGAATATAAAATCAACTAATTTATCTATAACTGCAGGAACGAGTCCAAATTTTTGAGCAACAGCTTCTACTATTTTATAATTAAAAGGATGAGGGTCTCCAAGTTTTTTTCTTTGTTCTTGAGCAAGATGAGATGTATCTATTTCTACGTCTACACTTTTAATTTTTTCAGAAATATTTAGGCTACTATCTAGTAAATTGCTTGGTTGGTAAATTAAAAACCGTTCTTTATTCTCAGTTTTAGTTTTAGTTGGCATACCATGAAAATTTGTGATAGTAAATCAATATATAAATAAAATGTTTTTCATTTTTAAACTTATAATTATCAACTATATAGTTAGAAATTTTAGATTTTTTATGTTTTTTTAATTTCTTTCTTTATTTTCTTTATCATTTCTATAAATTCTTTTTCACACATAGTATGTTTTGAAGCGTTTGTACTTCTACTACAAATACAAAGATTATTATAGTTACCAATTTTTTCTGGTGATATACTATTTTTAAAACCATAAAATATACTTGTTTTATGTTCAATTGTAGGTTCAAAATGACTCCATTTAAGTTCATCTCTAATATATATGTTGGTATAGTAATCATATCCGTCCCATTTTTTAAATAATCTTTTTTTATGTTTATTTGTTTCTTTCTGAACTTTTCTTCTATATAATTTAAATGGATATATTAATTCATCAGGTAAACATATTCCATTTTTTATTTTAGTTTTCATTTCTTTCTTTTTAGAATTTATCATAATCTTAGGATTATCTTTTAATGTTTGTGTTCTTTTCTTTTGTTGATTTATTACAATCTCAGGATTGTCTTTTTTAGTTTTAGATTGTTTCTTCCCAGCATTTTTCATAATCTCAGGGTGTTTTCTTTTAGTTTTCATTTCTTTCTTTTTAGCATTTTTTATTATTTCTGGATGTTTTTCACGAGTTCTTTTTAATTTTTTATTAGCTTTTATTTTTATTTTAGGATTATCTTTATAAACTTGTTTTAGACTTTGTGAAATTTTCTTACCAGCATTTATCATAATTTCAGGATTATTTTTTAAAGTTTGTTTAAATTTCTTTACAGTATTTATTGTAATCTTGGGATTATCTTTTAAAGTTTGTTGTCTTTTCTTCCCAGCATTTATCCTAATCTTAGGATTATCTTTTAGTGTTTGTTTTAATTTTTTCCCAGCATTTATCTTAATCTCAGGATTATCTTTTAAAGTTTGTTTAAATTTTTCTATAGCGATTTTTACAATCTCAACAGACCTTGCACATGCACAATTCTTATTACAAAATCTCCCACTAGCATAATTTCCGTTATGATATTTACCACATCTTTCATTTTCACATTTAATTTTCATTTTAATATTCTTCAATCTTTTATTTTCTTCTTCAATATTATAATTGTTTTAAGTAATAAAACTAAACTCTTTTGTTTTTATATTAAAACTAAGTGCTCTTAAAGGACCTGCAATATATCCACTTCTAATTATTACTTCATCACTAACACTATAACCACAATCAAACCATTCTTCCCCGCATTCATTATCTTTTTCAGGTTCACTATAGATAAATGATAATATCATACCAGCAAAAGGATATTCAAAATTTTCTTCAATATATTTATCAATCTCTTCCATTACTTTCTTAAATTCTTTTTTGTTCATTTGCTTTCACCTCCTTTTTCCTTATTCTTTCTATTTTGATAATTTCCACATAATCTCCCTCTTTGATATTACAATCTTTAGGTATAGTTAATAAATTTTGATTTGCTTTTTTATTTCTCCAAACTTTCATGATTATTTGTTTTTCCATAATATATTATATAATATTAACTTTATAAAGATTATTATAGTAAATTATATATGATTAACTATATAGTTAATATTATTAACTTTAAAAAGGAAAAAATATTATAATATATATTAATTAAATTTAATATAGGTAAATAAATAAATGCCAGTCGCATTAGACAGATTACAAAAAGCAATTTTTAAACAATTGAAAAAAGATAATCCAAACACAGATGAAAAAGAACTTGAACAAAGAAGTTGGGCAATTGCTCAAGCACAATTGAAAAAATCAGGTGAAAATATTAATTCTGAAAATTTAGAAGACGAAGAACCTTCTGAAAAGAAATTCACAGAAGATGGTTATGAAATCATTTCAGAGAACACTAAGATTTTCTTAACTGGTAATATTAATACTATAACTGAATAATGGTAGATAATAAAAAAGTTCAAATAAGTGGAGTAGCAGTTCGAGAAGGCGTCTCGCTCAACAAACGACGATATTTAGCTAGCGAACTACATACATTTGCTGAAACGCTTAATGGAAAAACAATTCTTAAAGACCATGAATCATTAACAGATAATGTAATTGGAAAAGTTACAAATTCAGAAAGTATTGATAATGGAAAAATTGTAACTTATTCAGGATGGGTGAAAGAAGATGGAACTGGAATTTTAGAAAAATTACGTGATGGTCGTATATCAGAAGTAAGTATTGGGGCTATTGCTTCAAAAATTTTAAAAGATAAAGAAGATAAGAATGTAATTATTCCTATTGGAATTAAAGCAATTGAACTTTCTACGACACCTACACCAGGAAATCCAAATACATCAATTAATATTAATCAAGAAGAAAAAGCTAAATATACAGAAGAACAATTAAAGAAATTATTTCTGAAAATGAAGAAGAAGAAAAAGAAGATGAAAAAGAATCAGAAAATCAAGAATCACAATCATTGTCAAATAGAGACAATACCATAGAACTCAAAAAGGAGGACAAAATGGAAGAAACAAACACACAATCTACTAGTGAAGTAGAAAAAGTGAACACTGAAGCAATAGAAAAGAACGAAGCTTTATCTAAAGAACTTGAAGCGGCTAAAGAAGCGCTTGAAGCGTCTAAAAAAGAAAAAGCAGCAGTTGAAGAAGACAGAAGACAAGATGCAATCAGCAGATATACAGAAAAAGCAAAAGCTAAAGAATTAAAAGTGAAAGACCTTTCTAATTCAAGTATGGAAATGATTCTATTCGCAATTGAAATGGCAGACGAAGCAGAAGAGCCTGAAGCAGAAGAACCTGAAAAGGAAGAACCTGCAGCAGAACCTGAAGTAGAAGCGCCAGTTGAAAAGCCTGAAGAACCAAAACCAGAAGCTGAACCTGAATCTGAAGAAGCTGAAGCAGAAGAAGAATCTGAAGAAAAATTCAAAGACTATGTTCTAGAAAATGCAGAAGGTGGTTATGCTTTCTTTAAATATTACTAAAAATGACAGTAAACCCAGAAGGATTTGTACAATTATATGATTTTGGAAATCCAAGAGTAATAACAGGAAAGGCTAGAGAAACTATTAGTGGTGGACAATTAGTTGGTGTATCAGGAGCAGAAGGAGATGTAACATCAGGAACGTCATCGTTCCTAAATACAGATGTTGAAATGATTTTATGTGATAGCTCAGCAAACTTTGTAGGAGTTGCTACTCATAACATAGCTTCAGGTGGTAAAATTGCAATCGCGATTGACGCAGTAATTTTAGCAGCATGTACTGGTTCAGTACTACCAGGAGAAATTGTTAAAGCAGTTGGTGGTGAAGATGCAGTAGCGGTATTAGGCTCACAAGCAGTACCAACAAGCGATATAGATTCATCAATGGCAGGTAACCCAGGTGGAAGAGCATACACAGCAGGAGCAAGTGGAGGTTTTGCATTAGTACATATAAAACCATAAAATGGCAGAATTACAATATATTAATGAATTACTTAACACTGGAATAGCTACTGAAGGGAATCTTTTAATAGTTAAAAAAATTCACGATAAATTAGTAGATGAAGTTAACAAGAGACTTATCCCAAGAAGCGAAGCAGCTTTAGTTATAGGACCGTCAGGAATTCCTGGCTCAAGTTTAGATGTTGATAGAGTTGTGGCTAACTCATTCACAGTAAGAGAAACTGCAGAAGGTGCAGATATCGTACTAGATAATGAAAGTTACAATTCAGTAAATATTAAACCTCTAAAATATGGTCTTGGTATTAGAATTACTAGAGAAATGCTTGAAGACGGAAAATGGAACTTATTAGAAAAGAACATCACTGCGGCAGCAAAAAGATTAGCTGAAAAAGAAACTGAATTAGTAATAACTCAGTTAGATTCAGCATCAACAACTAACACAGGTGGTGCGGCTTATACAATTTCTGATTTAACTACACAAATGCAAGATGTAGAAGATGCAGATTATACGCCAACAACTTTACTAATCGGTAACGAAGTATTAAATGATTTAAGAAACATTGATACATTCGTCGAAGCAGACAAACTTGGAAATAGAGAAATGCTTGAAACTGGATTTGTAGGGAACATTTACGGACTTAACGTAATGAGATTCTCAACAAACGCAGCGCCTTCAACTACATATGCTAAATATGCATATGTTTACGATAGAAGAGAAACATATTATATCGTAGAAAAAAGGCCAGTAACAGTTGAAAGATTCACTTTACCTTCTAATGATATGTCAGCAGCTACTGTGACTCAAAGAATAGCTGTTAAGATTATTAGAACTGAAGCAGCCTCTAAAACTACAACTACTTAATTAACGTAAGTTAATCTAGTGCAATCGCATAAGCCTAGCTTATGCATTATTATTTTTTTATTATTAACAATTAAACAAAACAGAACTCAAAAAGGAGGATTATAAATTATGACAAATTTAAAAGACACATTAGGATTTAATGTAGGAATAGACGGAGCTCTAACATATGGAGCAATGGTTTATGCAGGAAGTGATACATTAACAGGCTCAAAAGTATGGGTTTCATATCCATCATCATATGTAAACGCACCAATAGTAGTTGTAACAAATACAGTTAGTTTAGGTAGTGCATTATCAGTTAATACAGGAAGTATTAACCCAGGTAGTTTTTTCGTTGAAGGAATAGGAGAAACAAATACTTTCAATTGGATTAGTGTAGGACAACAATAATTTTTTAATATAATTATATTACCGAAGTGTATTTCCTAAAAAGGAGGATAAAGATATAGAAAATGGCAAGTTTATTTAATTTACATAATTCTAAAAGAAAGCATAGAGGTAGTTTTAACTGTAGTGTTATAATTTACTTAATTCAAACATATAATGATAAATAAAATAGGAGGTGAAATAAAATTACAAGACCAAATAGAATAAAAGAAGCAAGATTTGATAGTTTTGCTGTTACTGGTAGTACTAGAACAGAAGTTTATCCGAGTAATTCTGCAGAAGGAATTAATGGAGAAATTCTAAGAATTATATGTACTAATATAACAACACCAGGAAGTTTTTGGGTTGCAGAGTCAGGAACTGATATAGAAATCTGGAGAAGAAATAATATTACTTCTGGATTAAACGATTTTGATGTGTATCCAATAGTATATGGTATTGATAATACAAATGCAACTGGAAGTCCACAAGCATTTATTAATAGAATCATTCAAGGTCCTATTTATTTAGCAGGTAGTGGATTAACTTCTGGAACAGGAGTAAATTTCGGACCAATTAAATTACAATACAGATAAAATATAACAGAAGGAGTAACATAATAATAATTAAAATGGAAATAAAAAATGGTTAATTGGAGCGTAGGAAGTGTAGTCGACCAAGTATCTAAATTAGTCGGACCAACAAATGTCCCAACAGCAATTAGTGGAACTGAATGAATAGTATTGTTGAACAGGAAATAAATTTTGTGGAACTTTTTACAAGTGATGTAATTAACAGTTCAGCAATACCAGAAAAGTATCAACCAAGCATAACAGATTTTGTTATGTCAAAAGTTTTATTATCAATAGACGCTAATACTGGCGGAATTGACGATATAAAGCTAGGTGAATTATCAGTTAAAGGTGGAGCAAGTAGCAGTTCTAGTGAATTGGCAAAACAACTTAGAACAGATGCAATTATAAGACTAAAAGAACTTTCACGTACTACTCGTTTCAAAAAGGTAATAGGATGTTAATATGACAATAAATACTACATTAGATACAGGATTATCAAACATAATGGGTCTTGGAGGACTTTCTACTAGTGTCAACATTATCGAATTTCAATTTGATTCTACAGATTATGACGATTCTACTGTTCAAACACAAACAGGTTCCCAAGTGGTTAGCGGATTAGTGTTTCCAATAAAATCTACACAAGGAAGTTCAGAAGCTATGCTTTTTCAACAAGGAAAATTATTAACAAACGACCAAATAATTTTTACAGGTTCTGTTAACGTAAGTGGAAATG